GTCATCCGTGGATTGGTCATTAGTGACTTCCGTAGACATAGATTACTCCTTAGTTGGTAGGTTTGCAAGTATAATCTTCGCAGCTTCGCCGCCGTTATAGATAGCCGCTAGCGTGCCATCCATACGCTCAAAGCATTGCGCGTATAACCAGAGCGATTCACGCTGTTGCGGCGTTAAATCTGGTTGCTTGAATAAATCGAACATTGATTGTTTAATTATTTCCATCGCTTTGCGATATGCGGGGTTATCTAGCACCTCTTTTGCATAGCCACTTAGCCCAGCCGCCTCGTGGGCTTCTTGTATCATTTCAGGAGTTAATTCGATTGGCTCAATATCCATAAATCCCTAGTGAAGTAATAGTAAAATTGCCACTTTTTTACGCCTCATAGAAGCTTCTCGCGTCGCCATACTCTCTAAAACATCCTCAATTAACCTTATTTCTCGCGCTAAGTCCACTGTTTTTATGTTATTTAACGAATTGCCCGCAGATAATTGGTAAATTAAAGGAGTGGCCGCATTTATTTCTTGTGCAATAGCTGCTATCTTTTTTACGTTACGTTTTATTTTGCTTGGCTTCAATGATTTTATGTAGGCTAAATCCGATAGCCATTTATTGTACTTGCGACGTGAGAGCCCAGCCCCAACTGGCAACATATCTGGCGGCAACCCGCCAAAAGTAAGATACCCATCTGCATACAACGCAAGCGGCGAACGTATTAAATTGCCTTTTGACGCAATGCTTAATGGTGATAACACTAGACCCTCGTAACCGTTGCGGTTGTTACCCCATCCCCTGTAAGATTAAGGTCAATTGCCCCAGCCGTTCGGGTGGATGTAGTCACAGTCATAGGTGATGCTGGGTTTAACCCCTCAATGGAATGTAACTCGTCAATCTTCAATAGTTCGGGGCTTAACTCAGTGCGAACCTCTACGGCAACGGTTGCCGCGCTGGGAGGTGAAGTATAATCCGCATCCGCAAGCCTTGTGCTCGTGGCCACATCAATTCGCGCAAGCTCAGTGGTGAGTTCGGTACGCACAGCGGTGGCAACGGTTGCCGCGCTTGGTGCTGCGCCACTGGTTAGGGTGCGTGAGCTATAATCCCAAACCTCAGCCGCTGTAGCTCCGCCGCCACCGCCTCCTGTTGACACCGCAATGGCTTGCACAGGTTGCTGGTAATTAATGCGCACAGTGTAGGGCGAGAGCGTATTCACAAACGGGTCGCCACCGCCATCTACTAGGATGATTCCGTTAGTCACTGCAAGCGTATGGTCTGCTTCTTGCGGGCGAACGCGCCAGCTATTCACAAGGTAGCAGTATTTAGGAATCGAAGTGCCAGCGCTAATATCAATATCCGCGCCACCCTGATTCTCAAACGCATGGTAATATGCTAAATTGTTATCGGTAACAGCCCAATCAACCCACTTGGAATAAGTGAATGGCACATCGAGCGAAGTATTGCCAGCGTCACAAACAATACGCTTCGTAGAGCCGCTGAATGTAATAGCCTCGCTTGCCAGCGGGTCATATACTAAATCCGTTTCCAAGCTGATAGCAAAGGTTTGCACCGCCTGTAATTTCTCCACATCATTCAACTGCTGGAATACATAGCCAGCGCACAAAATGCGAATATCAAAATAACTGCCCGAAGCGGATGTGAACCCCGAATAAGTAAATGTGCCACCTGATTCATTGCCGATATTCACCAGCGTTTCTGTATTTTGCTCAACCACGCAAACCCGCGTGCCTGTAGGTAGGCCAGTGAGCGTAATGGTAGGCGTTACCAAGTCCTCGACTGTTATATCTGCCGCGAAGCTATAAGGCGCGTAACCAGATTGAGAAACCGCTGTCGTGCCTGTCGCCAATTCTGCACTCGATACTAAGCCAATTGCCTCAGACGGGCGCAGCACAATCTCACCGAAGCGGTCAATAACCCTAGCATTCTTTTGCCGTGAGAAGTGACACCAATCATCAGACTTTACACCCACACCGCACGCCGTTGGTTCCGCAAAGAACACGCGATAAACCGCACCAATGAAGTCTTTCGTGTTGAGATAATTCACGCCCTTAGGTGAGCCAACCGAGGCACCCGACATGGTTACTTGCGGCACACCGTTAGCTGGCAAGCACGCTGCATCACTCACCGCAATCAATTCCGCGCTAGTGAGCGTTGGGCTTGTCGTGTCGTACTTCATGAGGTTGATTTGCGAATCAGCATCCCCAATGCGTTCGGGCGCTACTGAGCCAAGCGGAACCAATTGAAAGTAGGGCGTGGTGCTATCACCTAATTCCGAAACTTGAACGGTGACAATCCTAAGCACCTCACCACTACCTGAGCCATTCCAAATGCCCCAGATATTTGTTGATTCGGCGTTAGCGTTGGCAATGTGCGTGGTTTGAAACGTCCTTGTAGCGCTCCTGAATGTTACTTCCACCCGCAACGGCACACCACGGTCAACGTAAGGGTTGGATATAACAACGCCCTCATTCTCACGAATAGTTACGGATTCTACGGTGTTCTTGGTGCTTGCGACAAGCGCTCGCGCTTGTCGGTTGATGCGGCCAAAATTGGTGTTTTGTGCCAGCAAGTTCAATGCAACTGCCGCGTTGGATTGCTTCGTAACCAGCACTTCTCTTATCGTGCCAGTTTCAGTTCCAGCGGGTGAAGCGTAAATCAGCACGTTAGCATTTAGCGAGCCGTTCGTGTCCATTTCAGTGGGTGTGAGCAACAGCCCGCCTTCGCCCACTGCGCTGCATCTAGCAATGCGGCATTTGACGTTTTGAAAACCAGCAGTTTGTGGTTGGCGCGCCTCAGGGTAAATCTCAAAACTCTTGAGTGTGATTTTTTTACCTGAGCCGTTGGCATTTTGCAGCGCAAGAATGGCGTTGCCTGATTGGCTCGACCACCTCAGTCCTCCATAAATGCGGTATGTATCAGCCATGTGCGCGCTGAATTATGTGGCCGAATCGGTGAACTCAAACCCAATATCACAGTTGCCAACTGCCGATGTGCCTGTATGAAGCAACGTCAAACCCTGCCCCTCGCGCAACGTAATAGGCTCCACGTTAGTATCGCCATAACCCGCATCCCAAACATACATGAGGGGCACAATGCACTCTAATTCGTCGTTCGTACCAGTACCAGTTGCAGGCTCATCGTTCGACCAAAACACACGGCGAAACACATCAGCAGCCGCCGCAGTTACCGTCGCACCTTGAGCTGATAGCACTTGTGCTGGCAAGTTAGAAGAGCTTGTGTCATGCTTAATCGGTGTTACCGCAGTGCCGCCCGATTGCGCCGAAGAGCGCCGAAGCTCGAATGTAGTCATTACCCCAGTAACCGCAGCAGTTTGGTTATTGAGCACCACGGCACGATACACCCGAAGAACGCGGCCAGAGCCAGCACCGTTAAAAATCGAGAGCATGTGCTTCGATGATGCGAACGTAACGCCCGCTTGAAATGATGTGAATGTAGCTACCATAAGTTACTCCTATTATTTAACTGAATTACATAACATGAATTGTAAGTTTAGTCATTTATTATTTGCATTTATTGTGGTCACTAGCTGGCAGCAATAGACTTGTTGCGGCTCCCTATGGGATTGCCGTTCTTATCTAGTACTAACTCTTTTTCTGCGTTCAAACTACTAGCGATAATGTTGCTCTGCTTGGCTTGCTCCTCCACTACGCGGCGTAATGACTCTGATGACTCATCAAGCGCCCTAGCAACCGATGCCGCTAATTCTTCTACGCTACTTCCATCATTCTTAGAACCAGATGCAATAATCTGATTGGTTAAATCAGCTACAATTTGTCTGTCCTTAATCTTGAATTCATTTTCAACTCTAGCGCGCTCAATCGCTAGGCGCTCTTGCTGAATACGATTATCCTCACGCTTGATGTCTAGGTTATCTTGATGCTGAGCCATCGCAATCTGGCTATCAACTAGCTTGGATTGCTCTTTCTGTTGAAGCTCCTTAACGGCCACCTCAACCATAGGATTAGGTGGTGGTGGCATATCAGCCATTTGCGCCATAACTTCCATATTGGGCCGTTTGAAGTATCTATCTTCTTCATACACGCCAAAGTTCTCAAGCGTATCCGTGATGCTGTTGTATACATTCATCGCATCCACCATAGGCGCGCCCATACCAGCAACCGCGCCACCTTGGGCTTCGATAATCTTCTCTTGCAAAGTTTGAATAAGCTGCAACGCCATCGAGCGCTGGTCCATACCAGTATTACCGACACCGACAAGAACGCGCATATCACGCATCTTAGTCCATGCACGCGGGTCGGTAGTCGAGAATCTGTTACCCGCAACTTGGAATATCTCTTGCTTGTCAGCATACTTAGCCGAAAGCGCGCGAATCTTGCGCATCAAATCTTTAATGCCGCACTCACCAAATGCCCGTGCTACATACTCAATTTTTTGAGTAGCTGCGCTCATGATGGATGACATACCATAGATTGACTGGTCTTTAAGCGAGGCGGGGTCTAAGCCCTGAGTTTGACGCGATACACCGCTGCGTTCTTCTCTCACTTTATCCATGTACTCAAGGAACGGATAAGTATTCGCCGCAACGAATGGCACTGCATCAAACCTCACCGCTTCCATGCGTCCACTCTTGACACGAATTGGAGCGCCGATACGAGGCGAAAGCAAATCGCCCATATTCACCATTGAGTCATCCACGATAGGGCGTGGGTTATTAGCCAGATAAAGATTATCCAACATTTGACGGGTGAGGGTCGTTTTAATTTTAGCCAGCTCACGAAGCTTGTCATACACACTCAACCCAATATGACGATGCGCCACCATGTAAGGCGACCATGCGCAGATATTTACAAAGTCCACTACCTCGTCATGAATCACCGTCTTTGAGGTTTCTTCATAGCATACGCGGTGCAATTCAGGGATGCCGTCATTATCCGCATCATACCTTACATGGCACTCCCATACGCGAAGCATACGGGTGGATTCGTCATTAATCGAACGCCCTAGATACTGGCTAGACGATTGCACGCCCGTGTTGCGAATGTCATCAACGGTGTTTGGTTCGCTGTTATTGTATGAACTCGGCAGGGATTCGATTAAATCGCGGTCATAGCCTTCCGCTATCATATCCCCTACGGTTTTTTCCTCGTAGTGGCCAATAAATGGGCATTCATCTAAATTAACGCGACGATAATCGCGTGCCACATGGATATTCTCAGGCGGGACGTTGCGCACAACAATGCCTGATTGCGTAATGAGGCGCTTACCCTTGACGTTGTAAAGCTCAACGCCCGCTTGTTGGTCTATGTATGGCTGAATCTCGGTCAACTCGTAAGTGTTATCCGATTGCAGCATCATCATTTGCTGAGGGTCTACAGCTTTGTATTCCTCAACGCGCTGGTCTTTCTTATTTTCATACGACACTTTGATGTAGCCGTTACGATATACAAGCCCATCTTGCACCCAATTATTGATAATCTCGAAGCCTTGGTTTTTGGTTTGAAGCACCCAGTTGCAATACTCGGTCTCAATCTTCGCTTGGTCAACATCCTCTTTTGACACTGGCAGGAATGATACAGCCGCGCGTTCGCCGCAGAATATCTTAATAAGGCTGGGGGTCATCCAGTCCACAACATCTTGCACATCCGTCATCACCACGTTAGAACGGCCAGCACGCTCACCACCAATAGGTAAGCCCAAATAGAATTTAGTGGCATCCTCACGATTGCGCTGTAAATCAGAGGTTTGTGTGGTGCTGTTAGCAATCCATGATTGAATAACTGTTGCTATGTCTTGCTGCATTACATCACCCATGTGTCATCATATTTGAGGGGCGCAGCATCTTGCTTCACCGCCGCGAATCGCAGGCACATTATTGCATATCTTGTGGCGCTAATCAAGTCATCCTTTTCTTTCTTAATCAACCCATCCTTGCGGTGGTATAAGCGCCGCTCTTCTAGCCAATCATGCAAGTGCGAGAATACCTTAAACCGTCCCGTTTGCATCCGCTGCAACATATCCATCACCGACGCCTCTAGCCCGTTGCTGCCATCTTGATACATTGCGCGGTCACGCAAGAAGTTTAAGCCTTGCTGCCTGTAAATATCAGCAAGCTTCTCACCGCTTCCCTTGTCATGTTGCAAGCCATCATGCGGCCAAGCGAATGGTATTGGCCCCCAAGCCCGTAATGCGCCAGCATGTACCAGAGGCGTGGCCTCCCTCACTCGATACGTCGAGGTCACATATACCGTATCGCTATCTCTATCCCATGCAACCTTAACAGCCGCCGTGGGGTGGTCCCATCCAAAGTCAATGCCCGCAATGACTGGCCATGATTCAGGTATATCAAACGCATGGCACACGATTGATTCCTCAGTCACGGGGAAGACAATCCCACTACCTAGCGTTGGGATTCCTTTAGTGCGTGATTCAACTTCATGCGCGGGGTAGCTATCAATAATGGTTTGCCGCTGCTTAGGCGTGTAGTGTGCAGCGTCATCAATCGTCATATTGACGTAGCCAGTATTAGGCGCGTTCTCAACCACATAACGCCTTACAATATCCGACATGCCGAATAAAGGGGTAAACGTCATCATTACAATGCCATCGGTGGCATTGGTGCGGGTGATAGCCTCAAAATAAATATCAGGAGGCGGCTCCTCATCTAACCAAGCAATATGGATTGTATCGCCCTGCCACTTCTCGCGGCCTTGGTCGTAGCTTTTGAATACAAGCGTGCTATTACCACCCGATACATGCTTAATTGTCACCACCGATATGGCGTTTGCAATCCCTTGAGCCGTGGCGATGTGTTCTATACTTTCGGCTGGCACCAATCCAGTGCCGTAATCAGGGGCGCGTCCTATCAATAGGCGCTGCACCGTGTCGCGTGTCGTTTCTCTGGTGACTGAGCCAGCCCATGCCACAATAGGACCATTGAATTTGCGCCCTTCCCACCATGACGGATATTTGCCCGTTAAGTGACAAGCAGCCTCCGCAGCCCCTGAGTATGTCTTGCCCACTTGGTTGGCAGCCATGAGCAAACGCTCGCGCTTATCCATGCAATGGAATTCTAGCTGCTTTGGATACGGCTTGTAGTAGTTGAGCTTGTTGTATGTCTTTTGGTGCTCCAAGCGCTCCAACAGCGCCATGAACTCAAGCTTATCTGCATCAGTCGATTTTGATTCCAAGCTTTGCCGCCTTTTCTTTTAGCGCAGCAGTAAGCGCGTCACCTTCGAGTTGAACCTTGATTGCCTCGCCGTCAGCACCAGTGTGCTCTATCCTTGCGTACTTTGGATTAGCATACTCTGCAAGCTTGCTTACGTGGTCCAATGCCTTAT